CATCAAACTCGTTCATAGTATCGTGTGATTGCGGTGATCTTTTCAATTTGGTTATCAATTATGGGTGTCCTATTCGGCCAGTGGATGTATTCCTTTTCAGGATTTTTCATCAGGTTATACATTAAAGGTAAAATTAAATCTTCTACCTGCTTCAATTTTTCTGCAACTTCCATTTCAACTAGTCGCTTATGCTCGGCGATAAGCGTTGACTGGTCTACAGTGAGAAGTCTGGCTTCAAGATCATAGAGCTTAGCCATAATCTCATCTTTGAGTTCGTCAGTATCTATCGATTGAGAACTATACGGCTCTTGGACATGAATTACAGTTTCGGTTGGGTCTTCGAATGTAAATCCGAAATCATAGGTTGTGTTGGACATATTTTCTAATATACCTTTTTGCTCGTTTTTCTAATGACTTCATAGCCATCTTCATTTTCATTTCAGAAGCATGGTCAGAGAAATTCAAGCCAATCATATGGTCATATTCATGTTGGAAGATTCTAGCAGGCAAGCCAGTGAGTTCCTCTACTATATATTCGCCGTCCACGTTCTGATATGAAACAGTGATTGTTTCTGGTCGTTTGAGGGAAAGCCACAATCCAGGATAACTTAGACACCCTTCTTTGGCAAGATTAGTTTCTACCGAAGAGGAAACAATCTTAGGATTAAAAACATTCTTGCGATTGGCATCATCACTACCCATGACAAAAACTTTAGCATCGATACCAACTTGATTTGCAGAAAGACCAAGACCTTTTAGTTCCCGGCACTTCGCCCAAAGGCTATCTATCAAATCTTTAGCATCTTCTTTATCAAAATCAAAAGTAGTTGGCTCGACACGAAGTGCCGGATCAGTAAACTTAATTAATTCCATTATACCACCATTTCACTATAGTTATTTTTCTTTTCAAACTTAATCAGACTGCGGAACTTATCAAACAGTTGGTCGCCCTTATGACTGATAACAAATAGATTAGTATCTTCGCCGATAGTATCTAACAGAGACATAACATAATCTGTACCATTGTTATCAAGCGAACTGTCAAATACCTCATCTAAAATAAGAAGATTGGTTGCTACACTGTTCTTCATCTTGGCGATTGTTCTCCATGTAAAAAGAAGAGCAAGGTCGATACGTTGCTTTTCACCCTCCGAGAATGATGCGTAACTAAAATCATCCCGATGGCGTGATTTAATTGTCTCATCAAACTTCTCATCAAGATTAAACTGCACGAAGAAGTCCATTGCTTGTAGATATTTATTCACCAGTTTATTGATAACTGGAAGATACTGCCGAATAATCTTAGTCTTAATACCACTGTCCTTGAGGAGAGTGGAGACAGCATCCATGTAATGCTTTTCTTCATTCAACTTGGCTTTTTCTTCATTCTGTCCCAGAACCTCTTTAGCATAAGTTTTTAACTTAGTCTTTTCAACATCAATGTCGGCAGTCTTAGTTTGAATATCATTTAATTCCAGGTTGAGTGCTTGAATTAATCTTTGTTGAACAATAATTTCGTTGTTGTTCGCGATAATCTCTACACTTAACTCAGAAATTTGTTCGGAGAGAGTCTCATTTTCCGCGATAAGTTCCTCAAGTTTTGTAAACTCTTCCTGTAATTTATCCATTCCCGCAGATAGTTCTTCGATTTTCTCTTGTCTGGATGATACGATGGTTTCTTTATGATTGTGAGCGATGCCTTGCTGGCATGTCGGACACTCATCGGTTTCATTGTAGAATGCCACCTCCTTCTGGAGAACGCGGAGTTGGGTGGAAAATTTGGTTTTAAACGATTCGAGTTTCTTTTGCTTTGCACTGAGATCTCCAAGTGCTGCCCTTGTATCTTCGTGTATAATCTTCTCGCCTTCGAGAGTTCCAACAAGACCCTGGAAACTGGCGATGGACAATTCACCTTCTTCGATACGTGAGATAATTTCATCAACTCTCTTTTCTTTATTTGCTTCGAGTGTATCGACATACTCTTTTTGAATCGAGGCCTTTTGCTTTAGAACTTCCAATTTGCTGTCGGCATCTTGCAAACTATCCTTCAACTCATTCATCTTGTCTCGTAGCACTACGTTCATCGTGGTAAAGATTTGAATATCAAGTAGGTCTTCGATAATCTCGCGGCGTGTACCAGATGGCAACTGCATGAATGGCGTAAACGAGGCTGAACCCAGAATAACAATCTGCGTGAATGACTTGTAGTTCAACTTGAGAATGGACTCCTCAAGATATTTCTGATAGTCACGAGCGGCCGCATCTTGATTTATCAGGTCACCGTCAACATATATTTCAAAGAGATTTGGCTTGATACCGCGCACAATCTTATACGACTTACGGCCAGATTGAAACTCTACCTCAACCAGAAGTTGCTTCTTGTTGATTGAGTTTACCAACTGCGGCTTGTTGATATTACGAAACGGCTTCCCGAAAAGACTAAAGCACAATGCGTCAAGCATAGTTGACTTGCCCCCACCATTCTCACCAACAATCAGAGTGTTGGGTGAGCGGTCTAGCTTGATTTCGGTGAACTGGTTGCCGGTTGAAAGAAAGTTCTTCCAACGAATTGTGTTGAAAATAATCATACAGTAACGTTCTGTGCCTCGACATAAAGTTCTTGGAGAATATTTTTAATTCGATTTTTTTCTAAATCGGTTTGAATAGTATCTACGAAATCAGAAAGAACGGTCATAGTATCTTCTACACTCATTTCTTCATCGTCCATTGCTTCCGTTTCAAATTCAGAAAAGTCTTCAATGATTTTGAGTTCAATCAGATTTAAGTCATACAACTTATCAACGAAGCGGTCGAACTTATAGAAGTCTGTTTTCTTTACGACAACTAACCGAACACAACTCCCCACAAGTGCGCTAAGATCAAGCAAACTAGGGTCGTTAGTAGTGTCATCATAATAGATTTTATGAAAGATGTGATAGGGGTTCTCAAAGAATTCTACCTCATTCGTTTCCGTGTCATAAATGTGATAGCCTCTCGGATCATTATAGTCATTCCAAGTAAACTCATAGGTATTACCAAGATAGACAATATTACCAGAACGGCTGCGATGATGAAAATGCCCAGAACAAACGAGAGGAAATCTATCAAAGTCAACAGTGTCCATTCCGTGGTCATTTTTATGCCCACGATACATTTCGAAACCTGAAAACTCAAAGTGTCCAAATACGGCTTGTGCATTGCTTTTCTTTACTACCTCCATAGTTTCTGAATAATTACCAGAACAAATCCATGGAACAAGCAGTAGATTCTTTCCGTCTAATCTAATTTCTTCTGCGTCGGAATATGTAATGATGTTCTCATACTCACGGAGCAGAAGGTCCAGAGAGTTTACATCATTAGTATTCTTGAAAAATGTATCGTGGTTCCCAGCAATCATATGAACATCGATGCCCATATCACTAGTTTTGTCAAAGAAATACTCGCGGCATTTCTTCAACGTATTATAATTTATAAACTTACGCCGATCGAAGACATCACCCAAATGAATGATAGTCTTGATACCTTCTTGCTCTAGATGAGGAAAGAATGCTTCCGTGTAGAACTTCGCAAAGAAGTTATCAAAAGGAATGGAATCTGACCTAGCACCGAAGTGAGTATCAGTAATCAACGCAATTTTCATGACTTTAGAATTCCAAGTAAAGTATTAGTCTGGCTGATTGCATCATCAAGAGCATGGTGATGCGTGTCATTTTCGGCTGCACGAATCTTAGCATTGCTTAGACCCATAAGATTCATAACAGTGCGATAGCACATGATGTTGTTATAGCGCCAAGGATAAGGCATGCCGACCGCCGCATATGCAGACTCCAGAATAGAGATATCAAACGAAGCGCCATTACCCCATGGCATTACCTTGTCTCTACCAATCCAGTCTGTAAAACTCTGTAGTGCATCCGCAATAGGTAGTTGGTCGATAAGAAGTGCGTCTCTTGCTGCAGGACTTTGTTGCATCCACCATTCAATGGTAGACTTATCAACATGAAGGCCAGCGGTCTTACAAGATTTGGCATCGATGTTACAATAGAACTTATCGATAATACCTTCGCCAATAGTGAACTTGGTAGCACCAATAGATAGAATGGTCGCATTCGCTCTTGTCGAAAGAGTTTCCAAGTCAATCATCACATGAACGGTATTAGGATCAGTTACTTTCATTTACGTTTTAATCCATTATCTTTTGCATATTGTGCCAACGCCTTATCGCAATAGTCACGAATGTTTTCAATCGTGACCATATAGTTATGTCTGATATTAGACGGTGTTGACTTGTCCTGCATACTATCGACCATCTGCTGGACGATGGCAGGAACAATAAGTTCCTTACTCATATTTCACCTTACTTGGTAGGCGGCGCAGTTGTATTAGTTGCGGCCGCATCTGTGGGAATGGCTTCTTCTAGAGCCTGTTCGGGGTCAGTCTGTTCACCATCAGCGACTCGCTTTAGTGTAATCTGACCATTGCAAATCATATAGTGCTGGCCTTCACCTAGCTTCGAAGATTCAAGATAAATGCAACCTGCGTTCTGAATAGAAATGGTCTGGACTTCTTCGCGGTGACCAGTGACGCTGTTGACAACCGAAATTACTGCGGTAGATGCTACGCCTAACATCAACATAGAGAACCAGTTATCGGAAACAAATTTAACGGCTGTATTAACCTTAGGAGAATCAATCATAAATTATACCTTTTAGTCAGAGTGATATTTACATCTTACTCTAAATCAAGCCCTGAGTCAACAGTTTTTTGCTTATCAAGATATTTTGGTCGTCGCTTAGGAATATTACTAACTTCGGCTGGCTTATCAAAGTCTTCTACCAGGTCAATAGTCTTTTTAAGATAGTCAATAAACTCATTACCATAATCACCACCATCGTGGTCTTGTGTAATCAAATCATGAACATCTAGATTGCGGATGTATCGATACTTTGCGGCCTGTTGCTTTTTCTCTTTCGCAATACGGCGTAAGAAGGCATAATACGTAATCTGTGTGAAGTAAGCAAAGGGGTTCTTAGACTTAGCAGGATCGAAGTTATCGATGTAAGTAATGCAGTTTTCAATACCATCAAGAATCATTTCCTCACGATAGGTATAATTGATAAAGTTAGATTTATATGCCAAGTGGTTGGCAATCTTAAGGAAACATTCCCCTAGATAATTGGGGACGCGAGGTTTCTTACTACGGTCATAGTCAGGTTCAGCTTTAGCAGCCAACACCAGTTCTCTATACTCTGTAATCTTTTCCAGAAACAAAGCGTTATCTACGTAGTGGACATTATTTTTTCTATTCTTGGCCATTGGACCTCCATCATGATATAATTTGTTATACTATATTTTTTTGCATTAGGCAACGTTTTTATTGAAAAAAGTATTTACAGGTAGTGATTCTTGTGGTATAAGAAGAGTGTAGCTCTTCAAGAATAACTTCAATTAAGTAATCCTTTGCTTCTTAGTATTCTTGCTTGAAGCATTTCCATCTCATCAAAGTCTTCAATGTCATCGACTGGCTCGGCCGTATCGTTGCCAATATACATGAGATATTGCTGTAGCAGACTTTCTTTTAGTGACCCAGAAGTGAGTATCTCCCCGGCGTTCAAAAGAAAACTTTTATCCGGAGAAATTCCAATCCATGGCTTCAAGAGAAATGTTTCTCCCTGAATTCCATCGTGGGTTACCTGAATAGGAACAACTTGGATTGGGTCATCAATCCAACACATATTATTTTCTTCTTGGCGAACACCTGCAATGAGTGTTTCACCATTTTTTAATCGTAGAACGGTCACATCGGTCATAGCTGTATTCTCACTAGTTTGTAGTTGAAACCTTCTTCATTATATATCTTAATTCTTTCCACCATATGGGAAAGGGTATAGTTCTTTCGGCTCTTCCATGTTAGGTCATCACCAATATCAAACAGCCTACACATTGTCTTATCATTACCCTTTCGAAGTCCTCTACCGATAGACTGTAGATTTCGGATGCGAGATTTGGAAGGTGATGCAAAGATGACGTTGTGCAGATTTCTTATATTTATACCCGTTGAAAACGTACCGTAGGACGCTATAATGATAGCGTCTTTTTCTTTTTCGGTGATGTCTCTAATGGCTTCTCGCTGTTGCGTATCTGTGCCGCCATGGACAAAGAAAACTTGGCGAGTGTCACCGACCTTATGGTTGATTAAGTCATACAAAACTTGGCCGTGTTTCTCAACAAACTGAAATAGGACTAGTGTGTTACCCGTTTGAGTAGTAGCCAGATTCTTAATAACATTGTTGCGCTTTGGGTGAGCAACCAGCCAGTCCATTTCCTGTTGATATGTGTAGGTCTTTAGAGCCTTCTTTTCCTCGTCTGTATAGTCCAGAAGAATGCAGTGTATATCAAGGTCCGCCACTGAGCCTTGGTCCATCAGTTCCTTAGTCGAGATAACTTTTTTAACTTTACCGAATAGTCCCTCAAGAATGAGTTTGTGGGTCTTCATTCCATCTAATGTTCCGGTAGTGCCGATGCGATACTTTGTGTTAACGCATTTATCAAAGATGGATGTTAGCGACTTTGCTTTGAACAAGTGTGCTTCGTCTCCATAGATTACATCAAACTCATCAAAGAATTTTTTCGGTAACTTGTAGATAGACTGCCATGTGGAAATTACAATAGATGCTTCGTTCGACTTCTCATGACCAGCATAAATCTTGGCGCAGTTCTGAGATACGTACCACTCTGTATGAGATGCATAGTCTTGAAAGTCCTTATACATCTGTTCAACAAGTGAGGTCGTGGGAACAATGATAAGTTGTTTGCGGCCAAACTGTTGATGGTAACGCATTAGCAGATAGATGATGAGAGACTTACCAGATGCGGTAGGTGATAGTAGCAGTGTGCGACCAATGCGAATCGCATATTTGACCGCTTCTAACTGGTAGTCTCTTGTCTCAATAGGCTTATCTTGGCTATGCAAGTTCAACGATTCCGCGAACTTCTGCACATCTTCTATAGTAACTGGATCACCGATGCGTTCCATGTCAACATCTACGGTGTAGTCTAGTCTCTCCGCAAACTCTCTGAGATATGGTAATAGGCCAACGTAGAGTTCTTTTGTCCAAATGTTGAACAGTCTGGCTTTACCATCCCAAAGTTTGGCGCGATACGTTGGCATGAAACGTGCGCCGGGGACTTCAAAAGTGAAGTAATCGTTTATTTCTTGTGCAATACCAGGGTCACAATCAACTCTGAGATGCACTTCATTTTTCTTGGAAACTTTTAGATCACTCACATCAACCCGTTTGTAAATTTAGTCCACTCAATGGCATTCTTAATATCCCATGTTCTGCTATTTAGTGAGCGTATAATTTGCTCCAACTGATAGAGTAGGGCCTTAACATATTCCACTTTGTCTATTGCACGAATGATATCTTCATCGCAATTAATGCGGTCTTCCATATCATGCTTCAATGGCTTTAGGCCTTGATACTGGTCCCAGCCTCTATCTTGCAATTCATCCATAGTCATTTCGCCGCGAAAGTATTTACCTTTATCACGCCGTAGCCGATAGTAATCCGCCTCCGCTTTTCGCAGTTGCAGTTTAGTATTCGAAAGAATATTCAAATACTTTGCATGTAGTTCTGGTGTTTTTGTGGATTCTCTGCCTAGATTTAGCTCATCTATTCTAGAATCGCTTGTCCACATTTCTTGGACTTCTGATAATTTCATAATAAAACCTCAATAGTTATTGAACAAACTTATACATCGTATATTTAAAAGTGACCTGTGCTGTTAGATACTGGGCATTACCATCGCTGATATCAAATTCTAGACCTTGTAAACTTGTTGGATAACAATCGATGAATTTAATTTCCATCGTTTTATTTAGGTCTGAGTCTAGAACTACCAATGTTCCATCTGAATAATCACCGGAGCTACTAAAACCTTTTTCGGTACCGCCTCTGGCTTGCTTAAATTGTTTATATTGTTCACGTTCTTCTGGGAAGCCTAGACCAATTAGCCAATCGTGTAGCTCAATATAGTTTTGGAAGTTTTCTTGGACGATAAACTTTATGGTCAATTCATCATACGTAAGATTGGTACCAGGAACCGTGAAGTCTACCAACGGGTTAGAGACATAAGCCGTACCAAGTGTTAATGCAGGAATCATGGCAGACTGACAAAAGAATGATACATTAGGAAGCGTGTCGATATTAAACTGAAAACTATTTGGTTTCAGATAATTTAAAGTCGTAGGTTTATCTAAAGTTCGTCTTGACATATCTTTCTCCGTCTATTATTTATAACGAAAAAGGGGAGAGCATTTCTGCTCCCCCCAGTTTCTTGCAACCCTTCCTCTAATGGGAAGGTATCGATTACATAAGGTTCGAAACCTTAACGCGGCGATAGTATTGGTTACGGTTGGCAGTGAATGTGTCACCGTCAGTTGTGCCGTTCGACTGTGTTACGTATGGGTTAGCAATCATGCCGTAACGTGTCTTGAAGCCAATCTTTGGCTGGAAGCTGTTAGGGTCGATAGCACGAACCATTTGTAGTGGAACGTATGGGCAATAGAAGAGACCAGCATCATATGCTGTAGCGCCCTTATAACCAACAACGTAGAACTGGCTAGCAGCGCCTGTGTTAGCTGAGTAAGGATCGACATAAACCTTCTTACCGCTGATTGTACCAACGAAAGTGTTGCCTGTGTCATCAACGTTCAGGTCTGGCGAACCTTGTAGAGCGCGACCAGTGTCAAGAACACCTGCCATAGCTAGAGCAGCCGCAACATCTGACGAACAGATGATGAAGTTACCCTTACCACGACGGGTATCTTGTGCGATTACGTTAGCGTCACGTTCGATGTTGAACAGAAGACCCTTGAAACGCTCAACGCTCCAACGACCGTTCGAGTCAACGTCAAGGTCGAAAGTACCAGCTGTTGCTGTTGAAGCAGCGCCTGTCTTAGCAACCTTGTAGATTGTGCGGATAACTTCGCGGTTGATTTCGTTTAGAATTTCTTGCGAAAGAATATTCGAAAGTTCTGATTCAGCATCAAGACCGTGAATAGCCTTAAGATCCTGTGCCAGTTCAACTGTGTATTCTGCCTTTAGAGCGCGTGTCTTAGCAGTAACAGTTGTCTTTTCGATGCTGAATGCCATTTCGCC